ACTATTTACTCATATTTCGTAAAACTTGCACTTTGTCTAAAAAATTCTGATGCAGTTTCTGCAGGCACTAGACCTTGGGTCGTAATTAACCCGACAATTGAATCTTATTTATTGCAAAGTTCTGAATTTATCGGTGCGCACAATGTAGCTGATGAAACATTAAGAGAAGGTGCAATCGGAAGAATTGCCGGAATGGATGTTTTAGTAAGCACAAACTTAACCGCAGTATCTGACAAATACTACGTATTAGCCGGCACAAACGACGGTATTACATTCGCATCTCAACTAGCCAAAATCGAAAGTTTGAGAGATAAAGACAGTTTCTCTGACTTGGTTAGAGGCTTGTACTTGTATGGTGCAAAAACAGTTCAACCAAAAGCTCTTGCAAAAATGGTTGTTAGTGCAAAATAAATTGGAGCATATAAATAATGTTTAACAATTTCAAAATAAAAATTAAAGAACTCGCAAAATCTGCAGTAATTAACGCAGAAGAAATTCTTGGTAGCAATACAGGGAAACAGAAAAAAGAAATGGCTATAAAATTTGTCATTGAAAAACTTCCTGTACCTATTATTTTAAAACCGATAATTTCAGTTATGTTTTCATCATTTATTGATGAAACAATTGAATTTGCGGTTGAATACATGAAAAAACAAGCATAAGGAAACAGTTATGAACGAACAAAATATAGAAAATGTTTCATCTCATGCCGATTATCAAAATCCGGCACCTGAAAATAATCAGCCAAACATTGCCGAAAAATACAAACAAATGGCAATCAACGACATCAATACAATTAAGCAACTTGTTGGAAATGGGGTAATGACACAAGAACAAGGACAAAATTTGATGAATTTCGTATCTCAAAAGGCGTTTGAGAAATACTCAGAAAACCTACCTCAAAATCAATTACAACAACCAGTAGTCGCACCCAATCAAGTTGCACCCATGCCGGACTTTTTCAACCAAAACGGCAGAAGTGATGTCTATGATTATTTAAAAAATTCTAATGTCAATTTTGATAGAGATGAAATTTCTAAAATCTCTGCACTTGTAGAAAAAATTGAAAATTCTGCAATCCAAAGATATTTAGAAAAACAAGAACACGAAAAGGCATTAATTAATGAAAACGAAACCGCCAAACAAAGGTTGCGTGCAAATGCACAAAACAATAATTCAGACGGGCTAAAAAACTTGGTCTTTACTCGTGAACAAATCGGCAAAATGAGTGGTGCTGAGTTCGCAAAAAACGAACAAGCCATTATGGCGCAACTCCGTAAAGGGTTGATTAAATAACCAATAACTATCAAATCTTTTGTGAGAGAGTAGTCTATTTTAGGCTACTCTTTCTTGAAAGAAGAAAGGAGAAAAATGAACTATCTTGAACTTATTAACAAATGTCTTGTAGAATTGAATTACAAACAAGTTAATGCGTTTTCAGAATTAACGAAAAACGAACACAGCAAATTAAAAAATATTATTAACATAATAAATTCCGAAGTCTGCACATCCGACAAATGGAATTTTTTGATAAGAAATAAAAAATTAACCCTTCCTAAAAATTCAGGAGATATTGAAAACACAATAGACGGAAGAATTAAAGACATCATTGTTGATGGCAAAAAGTATGAGTATTTTGCAAATTTTGAACATTTTTTTACAAACTCTCAACCACCAAATACTTATAGCTTATTCAACGATAAAATTCTTTTCCCGATTTTTAACCAAGACAAAACAGTTGAAATTATTTACTACACCAAAAACTGCGTAAAAAAGCAATCAGGAGAAGAAAAACTTACTTTTGAAGAAGCTGAAGACATATCACTTATTCCAAATCCGTTTGTCGAACCGATTGTTGTATATGGAGCTTGTATGAGATTAAAAGGCAATCCAAAACATGCCAGATTTAGTTATTGGCTAAGCATGTATAAAGAAGCTCTTGCGAACCTAAAATCAAAAGTTTCTAAAACAATTGACGAACAACCGACAATTAAAATATCACGCAGGTAAAGAGTTTTCAGCAAAAAACAAAATCTTTTTTGCGCATAAAAAAAACAGGAAGTTTAAAATTCATTTTCCCCTCCTGTTAAGATTTACACTAGCCGAAATATAAATAGCATGATTATTATACAATTTTTTTCGAAAAATTTCAAATAATACCTGCAAATGTAACAAAATGTACATAATTTAAAACCTATAAACTTATGAAACGATTAACTAAACAACAAAAAATATTTGTATCCGAATACATCAAAACTCTCGACGGAGAACGTTCTGCAAAATGCGCCGGTTACAAATCGAAGAATTTAACAACCACAGCAACAGAATTATTATCCGACGAAACAATTATAAAAGAGATTAAAACTCAACTAAAACAACAGATTTCATCATTAAGAGTAAACAAAGGTTATGTAATCCAAAAGTTATTACAAACCGCAGAAAAGTTTCTTTTCGCTTGAAGAAGAAGATATTTTGGATAAAGAAGGCGGTTACACCGGCAAAAAGAAACTTCGTGATACATCCGCCGGATTAAAAGCTCTTGAAAATTTATGCAAATATCTCGGATTTAACTCTAAACAAGAGGAGGAAGAAGAATACAAACAAGCCAAAATAATAACAATTTCAAACCTTGATGATGAAAAAATCTAATTATTAATAAGGAGAAAAACGAATGAAAAACAGTGACGCAGAAGCATTACTTTTGAGCAATGCTTCTTTAGAAGATCTTATAAAAATGAAGATTGAAAAAGAATTTATGAACGATTTGAAAAAATCAAAAGAAAAACCAATTCCTAAAACTTACATCAATATAAAAGATTTGCCAAAAGACAAAATATTTTCAAAATATTCTATATACAAATTTTTCAACAGAAATACGGGATGCGAAACATTTATAAACGGTATTCAAGCAGATGCACTAATAGGATTGCAAACTAATGTCAGATCCAAAATGTTAAAAGGAGAACTCAACGCCTTTACAACAGATGATGCGTACATAAAATTTGAGAAAGCGGAATACTAATGACAAAATTTTCAAATCCTTATGAAAACCCTGCATACATAGAACAAGCAATACTTTTATATTTAAAATATTCAAAATTTCTTGATGACGATTATGCTGATACAAAAAATGACAAAGTCCAATACTTTTTTGACCTCATAAATAGAACTTATCCATATTTTTGGGTAATTACAGAAGGAGAAAAAGTTAGCGGATTTGTGTATTTAGATAACATTATAGGAAATGATAAGAAATTCCATAGTGCAGAATTGGTTACCTGCTTTGACAAGAATTATTGGGGGATTTATACAAAAATTTGCGCCTATTGTTTCTTGCGCCTGATTTTTCAAAAATACGGTTTTGAAAAAATAAAAGCTCTTGTATATCCTGAAAATTTTCGTGTAAAAACTCTGCTTTTATATTCAGGATTTTCAAAAGAAGCTTTATTAAAAAAAGAAACAAAAAGAAACGGGAAACTGCAAGATATTGAAATCTATTCAATATTAAAAGAAAGGTTATAAACAATGAAAATAGAACAAGAAGATTTAACTCAAAAATTAGATGATCTAAATGAAAAATACTTAATCGGAAATATTACAAAAAAATTTGATAAATACGATGGTGAAAGAAATTCGCAATTAACAGACATAAAACTCGTCAGAGATGCTATTTATAATTCGGAAATTCCACGACTTAACGGATGGGATAACAAAGTTGAATTACCTGATATTTACGAACTTGCGCAAACTCTAAAATCTCATATTAGCGAAAACTTATATTCTCATCCGGATGCAATGTTTGATGTTTCCGGAACAACTCCACAAACACAAAGTTTTGCAAATCGCCAAAAAGCAATGCTTGTTAATACATTTGAGCAAATGAACCTCGAAAACGAGATGGAAAAAGTTATTGACGGAATTATTGAAACCGGAGAAAGCACTCTATTTGTCGGTTGGGAAACAAAAGTTAAATCAACAAGACGTGTGCAAACTCTTGAAGAACAACTTCTATCTAACGACAAAACAGGTTTTGTACTGGATGAAAAAATCATTTATGACAATGCCAAAATTAAACATATTAAATCAGAAGATTTCGTTTTCGATAAATTCAATATCGACAACTGGGATAAATGCGCCAAAATTTACCGCACATATTTAACTGTTGATGAAATCTTTTCTGACAAAGCAAATAATCAATTAAATAAAGAAAAACTGGAAATTTTGAAAGGAGTGGTGGCAAATAACAAACGCCCGAATAACAAAGAAGAAAAAGCCGTAGAGGGAAACAAGGCAGAAATTTTAGAATTTTGGGGAGATATTGAACTCAGTGACGGAACTTTACTAAAAAACTGGCTGGTCGTTGTTGCCGCAAGACAAATGATTATACGTTTTGAAAGTAATCCATTTGTAATCAACCCATTTATTCACGCAAACATAATTGAATCTCCGCAAACTTGCAGAGGAATTTCTCCGCTAAGAGTTGCACTGATTTTGAACAACATCGCATCAACAATTTTGAATAAACAAATTGATGCACTCGCACTTATGATGAACCCGCCTTATCTTGCGCCAAAAGGATGTTTCAAAGGGCAACAGGAAGTCAAACCCGGCAAAATTATTGAATATGATGCAGCACTTATGCCACAATCTCCAACACCTCTATCTTTTGACAAAGCAATGGTTGGTTGGGATTTCTTAAACTATTTTAAATCCACGATTGAAAGCGCAACAGGAATTTTCAAAAACATGGCTGGGAATATTCAATCAGCACAGAGAACTGCAACCGAATTAAACTACTCAGTGAGCGGTCAAGAAGCACGCTTAAATATGATTTTAGATTCCATAAACAGAAAAATCATTGTCCCTATGGTTGAAAAAACTGCAGAAATTATTTCATATTTCAAACTTGGCAAAGAATTAATCGGAGTAAACGATAGAGGTAAAACAAGTTTTATCGAAATTGATGACGATATTAGAAATTCCAATTATATTTACCATTATGGTGATAGAAAAGCGACTTTTGAAAGGAAATTAAGATTAAAAGAATTGTTTGAAGTCGTTCAATCTTTTGCGCAAGTTCCGGAAGTTGAAGAAAAAATTGATTGGCTAGAGTGTTTCAAATTCGCACTGGAACAATACGGAATAGAAAACGCAAATAATTTTTTGTTGGAAGAAAAAGCTAATTCAAATTTTTCCGATTAGCAAATAATACATACAAAATAATAATAAAAGATAAAAATATATCATAACAAAACCACTTAAAAAGTGGTTTTATTTTTGTGCAAAGAAAGGAGAAAAATGGAAAGCAAAACGACAGCTAACGATTATAAAGAAATAACAGTTTTGAACAAAGGGGGAATTGTTGTATAAATTATTAAAAGCACAACGGGAGTTTTTGGAAATCCCGCATGATTACTCATTAGATGTTGCTGTTTATCAAGGGGGTTACGGTTCGGGCAAAACTTTTGCAGGGTCTTTATTAGGGATTTTATTAGCCCTAAAATTTCCTGGTATAAGAGGTCTTGTTGGGGCGCAGACCTACACCCTTGTTCGAGATACGACTTTACAAACATATTTTGAACATCTTGACAATTTTGGATTTGCGGAAGGCAAAGATTACGATTGGTCATCATCTCTCCAAAAACTAACTTTTAAGAACGGTTCAGAAATTCTATTCAGGCATTTTGACGAACCAAATAAATTAAAATCTCTTAACTTAGGATTTGTAGAAATTGAGGAAATGTCCGATATTCCTTACGATACATTCAAAATGCTCTTGGGGCGTATGCGACAAAAAGTCAAAAAATCTTGGAAAGATTTTACATATAGAATTTTTGGTCATACCAATCCTGAAACTTGCAGAGGATGGGTTTATAAGACATTTAAAGAAAACAAATCGCCAAACTACAGACTAATTACCGCTCCGACAACCCAAAATATTTACTTGCCGGAAGGTTTTTGTGATGAGTTGAAAAAGGTTTATGACGAACAATATTACAATATTTTTGTACTTGCGCAAAACGGAGAGTACAACAACGGGCATGTTATAAAGGATTTTTCCGACGAAAACATAAAAGAAATAACCTATCAACCCGAAATGGATTTGCACATATCTTGCGACTTTAACGTCGATCCGATGTGTTGGGTTTTCGCACACAAAACCGATGACAAAGTATTTTACTTTGACGAAATCGCAATGGAAAACATTACAACCGCAAAAGCTTGCGACGAATTTTATCGCCGATACCCGAACCATAAAGGAAAAATTATCATAAACGGCGACGCATCAGGCGACAATAGAAGTTGTACCAGTGAATACACAAACTACGTAATTATAAACAAAAAACTTTTGCAATTTGGCTATGATGTAGAAATACAGATAAAAGCCTTTAACCCGCCAATAAAAAATAGGATTATGGCATTCAACTCAAAAGTCCGTTCCGCAAATGGAGAAGTCTGTCTTTTTGTTGATAAAAAATGCGAAAAACTTCTATACAACATCTACAACCTTAAATACAAAGAGGGTTCGTCAAAAATAGATATTCCAACCTACCAGCAAATCAAGCAGTCAAAAGAACTCAAATTTCTATCTCACCCGATGGATGCCGCCTCGTATTTAGTTGACTTTTATTGGCCTATAACCTTGTAAGAAAGGAGTTTTAATGGATAAATTTATTGAATATTCACCTATTATAATTGTTGTCTTAATGTTTTTTATTCAACAAAAAATTTTTGTTACACCGGAACAATTAGAGAAAAAGCATAGAGAAATTATTGACGAAATTGAAGAAAAATTTGTTACAATGAATAGTTTTATTGATTTGAAAGAACAGTTTTCGGAAATAAAAGATAAAATTGATAAAATTTATGATTTGTTGATTGATTTGAAGTAAAAAAGCAGATTAGATGCGAAGATGCATAGATGCGAAGTCGGTATCGGGGAAATATTTTAAGATTATTACGAATTTGTAACATTATTCTATATATATTAAAGTTTTCACGTCAAAATGCCGTCAATACGAGTAATAGACATGTAAGTTACTAAGTAAAATCGAAAGGAAAGCGTTAATACAATGGGATTGGCAGCTTCACAAGCAAGATTTCTAGCGATAACAGCAAGAAAGATGAATTGCGAATTTGAATCAATGCAAATTGCGCAACAAAAGCTTTCTGTTACTCGTGACCAGCAAGCCGCAGCTCAAGAATACCAAAATTCTTTGAATGCGACTAAACTTGTATGGGATGCTGACAACAATTGCGACGGAACCGGAGATGTTTACAATTTGTCTTACGGATTGATGATGACACCTTCTGCCTTGAACGAATATGATCCTTATTTAATCACAGATTCTCAAGGTAGAATTGTTTTGACTGAAACTATGTTTAATACCGCTATAAATGCCGGCATTATTGATGAACAAGGAAATCCAATTGCAAAAATCACCTCTGCGGATGGAAAGACAACTACTCCAAACGGTTTATTTACCGTTGGAACAACAGATGCAACTACAGGAGGTTCTCGTAACGCATTCTTATACCAATTGGGAGTACAAGGATTGGCAGATCCTTCTACAATTCAATCAATATATGATCTTGGAGAAGATGGTTATACAAAATCAGGTATTGGCGGAGAAATCATTGACAAAACTTTGACTAACGCAATGACAACTAATACTTTCATCACATATATGCAAAATGCAAAAGATGCTGATGGCAAATCAATTTATGCACTTGATGTAATTTCACTTCTTGCAAAAGCAGATACAGATGGAACAGTTTCAGACGAAGAATTTAACAAAACATTCTGCACAACAACTTCACCATCAACCAAAGATGACAACGGTAAAATCATTATCACCAAATCAGGAAATGCTCTTTCAAGACAAGATATTGAGAAATTAACTTTAGGCGACTTGTTGAGTGGCAAATACGAAATGACAGGTGTAATGGGGTCAGATGCGTTGGCAACAATTGCAGAAAAAGTTTTGAATGGTATGGCAGCAAAATTTGGTTTAGGCGAAAGTGCTAACGTTAAAGGCTTAAATGTTGATGCTACTTCTGAAAGCGCATTGAACCAAGCTTACGAGTTTTCAAAACTTCAACTTAATAAAAACTATGCAGTAGATTCAAGCGGAGGCACAACTTACGCAGCTGTTTCTAATGCAATTTCTGCAGCTCAAGGGTCTAACACTATTGCCAAATCAAACCAAAATATTTCATCAGTAAGTTTAACAAACATGTTGAAATCATTCTTGACAAACTTTGCAATAGCAGTGGAAGGCAATGATTCCGGTTATGGCGTAGATAAAACGTCTACAAAGAAAAGTAATTATGTAACAGATGATTTAACATATTACTTTGTACTTAAAAATGATAATGCTACAACAGAACAATCAAGTTTGAACGCAGATTTTTATAACATGTTGTATAACCAAATCTGTATGAACGGAGCTTGTACTGATAAAAAAGTAATGGAAAACATTAATGACCAAGAATATCTAACTCACGCTTTGAAAAACGGTCAATTGTTTGTTTCTACTCTAAACACTGACGGCTATTTCTATCAAGGTCATTATACCGCAAGCGGTCATATTGCAGAAGTAACCGATGATGATGCTATCGCTCAAGCCGAAGCAGAATACAATGTTAAGAAAACTAAATTGAATTATAAAGAAGAAACTCTTGAACTTAAAATGAAAAATATTGATACAGAGTTATCTTCATTAACAACAGAATACGATACGGTTAAAAACTTGATTAGCAAGAACGTTGAAAAAGTATTCACAATGTTCAGCTCGTAG